GCTAGGGAGGCTTTAATGGGTGCGATTAGCCATCCAGATTTGCGGGCCTTGCTGGTGTACCGGGGCGCACTATCGCACTGTCTGGCAAACTTTGGACGCCCTTGGCAGCAGCTCGTAAGCGAATACAATGGGCGGCTGCACCCTGACTGGAACCAAGTGCGGCAGGCGCGGGGCGACGAGGTCAAGGGCACCCGAACAGGCCGCCTATCCTGCGGCAAGCCCAATTTCCAGAACATGCCCAACGAATACACCATTGATATCCCTGAGGGCTACCCCGAACTGCCCATCATGCGCCAGTACATTCTGCCTGACAAGGGTATGGTCTGGTTGAAGCGGGACTATAGCCAGCAGGAATTGCGGATACTAGCACATTTCAGCGAAGGGCGGCTGTATCAGCGATATGTGGAAGACCCGCGCATTGACGCTCACACGGAAACCGGGGCGCTGGTGCTGGAAACCACCGGGCAAGAGCTACCCCGCAAAGAGATCAAGATAATCGGCTTTAGCATCATCTACGGGGCGGGCTTAACGAAACTGGCCCAGCAGCTCGGCAAGTCGTATGAAGAAGCTGCACAGATGAAGGCCGCATACTTCCTGGCCCTGCCCGAAATTAAGCCGCTGATGAGGTCTTGCAGCGACCGGGGTCGTAGCGGGCAGGTCATACAGACATGGGGCGGGCGGGAGTACCCGGTGGAACCGCCCCGGCTGGTTCAAGGGCGTATGATGGACTTCAGCTACAAGCTGCTCAACTACCTTATCCAAGGAAGCGCGGGCGATTGCTCGAAGGAGGCTATCTGTCGCTGGGAAGAGGCTGAAAAGTACGGGGGCGAATTCCTTGCCACGGTGCATGACGAAATCAACATTCAAGCACCTAAGGGGGAGCAGAATCAAGCGATGGCCTCCCTGCGCGGGGCGATGGAAGGTATTGAGTTCGATGTACAAATGCTCAGCGACGGTTTCGTCGGTAAGAACTGGGCCACACTGGAGGCTTGCAAATGAAAATCGGAACCGCTAAACCGTTCACATGGTCGTACAGCAAGCTCAGTCTTTACGAGTCCTGCCCCGCGAAGTACAAGTACCGCTACCTTGAAGGGCTAAAGACTCCCAAGGCGGCGGCAGCGAGCCGGGGTACGGAAATCCACGAGGGGGTGGAAAACTACCTTCACCGCAGGGTAGAAACCGTTCCCGCCCCGGCTGCGGCATTCTTCAGTATCATCGCGGAAGTACGTGAACACAAGCCCAAGATCGAACACAAGATTGGGTTTGACAAGAACTGGAAGCCCGCCCCGTGGGACGATGCTTGGGGCCGTAGCGTGATTGACGCCGGGTACTGCGCCAAGAGCGAAGTGCATATTCAAGAGTGGAAGTCCGGCAAGATATACGACGACCATGCCGACCAGCGGCGATTGTATTCTACATTGGGCAGCCTCGTGTGGCCCGCTGCGAAGAGCTTTACTATCCGGACGTATTACTTCGATCAAGGAGTGATCAAGAAGCTCACCATTACGGCCGACGATATGGAAGCCATCAAGGACGACTTCAGTCGCCGGGTGTATTTTATGGAGATCGATGACGAGTGCGCGCCCCGGCCCTCGTGGTCGTGTAACTACTGCGATTACAGTCGCTTAAAGGGGGGCGTGTGCAAGAGAGGATAATCGAAAACAAGGTTTGCCAGCGTATGCGGGAAGAGTTCGGGGTCAACAGCGTCAAGATCAACATACTGGGGAACAGAGGCTACCCCGACCGACTCTTCCTGCTACCGCTGCGCCCCGCGTGGATTGAGTTTAAACAGCCCGGAAAAAAGCCTACCCCGATTCAAGAATATCGGCTCTGGGAAATGAAGAAACTGGGCTACGATGTAACTTGGAGTGATAATGAACAAGATGCTTTCAACTGGCTCGAGAAGTTATACACCGCACGATTATCAGAAGCGCGGGATAAAGATGCTCATTCAGCAAGCGTGTGCGGGGCTGTTCCTCGACCCGGGACTGGGAAAGACCAGTATCTCACTGGCCGCGATGAAGCTTTTGCTCGCAAAGCCGGTGATCAAGGGGGTACTAGTCATCGCCCCGCTAAGAGCCGTCTATAACGTCTGGCCCGGCGAGGTCGAAAAGTGGACAGACTTCAAGGATATGTCCTATACGATCATCCATGGCGTGGAGGATGAGCGGCTGGAGATGCTCTGGGGCGAGCAGACTGACTTGTACTTTATCAACCCGGAGGGCATCCCGTGGCTGGCCCAGCAGCTTGCGAAGACACCCCGGGATAAGTGGCCGTTTGATGTGCTCATAGTAGACGAGTCCACCAAGTTCAAGAACGCCACCAGCAAGCGATTCAAGGCGCTGCGGGGGCTTATCCCGAAGTTTAGAAGGCGGTACATCTTAACCGGGACGCCCACCCCCAACGGACTCATGGACTTGTTCGGTCAAATCTACATTTTGGATGAGGGGACGGCGCTGGGGCGCTACATCACGCACTACCGGAACAATTATTTCTATTCAAGCGGGTTCGGTGGGTACACATGGACGCCCCGGCTCAGCGCCATGGAAGAAATAACGGCCAAAATCCACCCACTTGTCCTTCGTATGCGACACGAAGACTACCTTACCCTGCCGCCGCTGGTCAATCAGTACACTTGGCTGACCCTACCGAAGGAAGCTCGGGACTTATACAAGGGAATTGAGGATAACTTCATCGCCACCGTGGGGGATGATGTGGTGATAGCCCCGAATGCAGCGGCGGCAGGGATTAAATGTCGGCAGGTTTTGAATGGTGCCCTCTACATCAACGAGGCCCACGACTGGCAGCTTATCCACGATGTGAAGCTAGAGGCCATCCAAGACCTTGTGGAAGAGCTTTCGGGCCAGCCATTGCTTATATTCTATGAGTTTAACCACGACCGCGAACGACTGCAAGAAGCATTGAAGTGGCCCGCCATAGGACAGCAGTCGGCTAAGAAGGATAGCGAGTTGATGAATCTGTTCAACGCGGGTGCGCTGCCGGGGCTTATCGCTCACCCAGCCAGCGCGGGTCACGGCCTAAACCTTCAAGGCGCGTGTGCTCACGTTGCGTGGTTTGGGTTGACTTGGAACCTTGAGCACTACGACCAAGCTATTCGGCGGGTGTGGCGGCAGGGCAACGAGGCTCAACGGGTGGTGGTGCATCACTTTTGTATAACCGACTCGTTGGATAAAGTCGTGGTGCAGACTTTGGGCCAAAAAGACCGGACACAGACATCATTTATGGAGCAAGTACGCGCCTATAATCGGTCGTAGAAAGTGCTTGCATTTCCTAAAAGACAGGTGTAGCATAGCGTATTACCCGTCGAGGCTGCGGGATTACAGCCTCAAATCTAACGCTTTGGAGATCCAAATGGCAACAGCAAAGAAGGTCACCGCCCCGGCGGAAACCACCGAAACCGTAGTAGCGAAAGCAACGAAGGCAGTCGCAGCAGCGACCGGCGAAAAGAAAGAAAAGAAAATCGGCATCCGCAAGTTCAAGGACGAGCAAGTCGTCACCCTGTTGGTGGACTACAATCCGAAACGCGCCGGGTCGGCATCCAACCTCCGCTTCGAGAACTACGAAGACGGTGCCACCGTTGCCGATACGCTGAAGGCTGGTGTTACCTCCGGCGACCTGTCCTGGGACGTGGAACACGGCCTCATCAAGATCGCCGACGAGTACGATGACGCTGCCGAGAAGAAGTCCAAGCCCGCGCCGAAGCCCAAGGCCGCGAAAGCGCCGAAGGCCGCGAAAGCCGAAGGCGCAACCCCGGCTCCGGCAGCCAAGAAGGTCGTGAAGAAAGCGGCCCCGGTGGTGGAAGAGGAAGAAGAGGAAGAAGAGGCCGAGTAAGACGTCCGTTGTGCATGAAACTCTGGGGGCTGCGGCTCCCAGATTCTATTAGAGGAGCACTTCGTGGAAATTTACATTTTGTCTAGCGGTCGTGCCAATCGGCAACCCACATGGGACACCCTTCCCCTATCCATCCAGCAGCACACAAAGCTCGTAGTCCCTTGGGAAGAGCGCGCTGCTTACGAAAAGCACTACCCCATTTACACCAGCCCGATAGTCGTCCGCGATGTCGCCAAGGCGCGACAGTGGTTAGCGAACACTGTCCCCGAAAAGATGCTAATGTTAGATGACGACCTCACCTTTGCTACCCGGCGAGTCGATAACCCCACTCGCTTTAACAACGCGACACCCGCCGAGATTGAGGAAACGGTGGCACATATCTTCACACTTCTCACCGACTATGCACACGTCGGAATGGCAAGTCGCGAAGGGGGTAATCGCAATATACAACGCTTCGCGCATAACACCCGCATGACGCGAGTGCTGGCATACGACTGTGACGTACTGCGGCGGCACAAAATTCGCTTTGACGCCATGCCCCTGATGGAGGACTTCCATGTCACCCTGTCCCTTCTTCGTAAGGGGCACGACAACTGTCTTGTGAACTACATGGTTCACAACCAGTATGGAAGTAACACGGCTGGAGGATGTAGCCAGTACCGCACCCCGGCCCTCCAAAGCCTTGCTGCGAACTTACTTTACGAACACCACCCCGCCTTCGTCAAGGTAGTGAAGAAGCAAACGAAGACTGCATGGGGTGGACAGAGTCGTGACGACGTCATCGTCCAATGGAAGCGCGCACTGGGAGCAGACCTGTGAAAAATCTAGTAGCTGAGTTCGTGACGCAGCGGGAGGCTGCCAAGATCGGGGAATGCACCGACCCTATCATCAACCTATACCGCTTCTGCAACGTGCGGCGGGAGGACGACAGGGTGACCCGGTGGCTGAAGAAGCACTGGCGTGACCCACACTGGGGACACCCGAATTTCATACCTGCCATGATTCTGGCCCGTATGGTGAATTGGCCGCCCACGCTGGAAAAGATTGGCTTCCCTGAAGACTGGGATACCGATGAAATTGTCCGGACAATCCAAAAGGCTCAAAGTTTGGGCAAGGCGTGGACTGGCGCATACGTCATCACGACCTGCGGGGCGCGTATGGACAAGGCCACATACGTTGTCGGGACAGCAGCGCAGGCGCTGGCGCTACCCGTGTATGCCCTGCGCCCTGAAAACACGCTGGACGGGCTTTGGACAAGCCTGAGGGGTCTTGACGGGCTGGGCGCTGGCTTTTTGGCGGCGCAGGTTGTCGCCGACGTGAAGTACACCCCGCTCCTTCAAAATGCCACCGATTGGTGGACTTGGGCGGTTCCCGGCCCCGGCTCCCGCCGTGGCTTGAACCGATACCTTGGCCGCCCACTGAACGCCCCTTGGCCCGAACAAACTTGGAAAGGTGGGCTGGAGAGAATGTTGCAAGAGGTCACCCCACTTATCAACCTTCCCCGCATTCACGCACAGGACTGGCAGAATGTCATGTGTGAGTTCGACAAATGGATGCGGGTGCGAACAGGAGAAGGGCGGCCCCGTAGCAAGTACCGTCCGGAGACTGCGTATGACATCTGACCTTATACCGGGGGTGCGAAACATTCTCGTCATACGGTACATTCTGCCGGATGGCAGGACGAATACCCTATGTTCGTGGGCAGATGGTGAGTGGAAAGTTGAAGTGTTCGCAAGCGAAGCCCACGCAAGGGACTTCGCAGCGGCTAACCAGATGGAGGTGATCGATGCAAGTCGTACAGGGGCGTAACGTCAACACAGTTTGGATTGATGGGCTGTGGCGACTGAAGACATCAGGCATAAGGGAAGAGTCTCGCAATGGCCCGGTCATTGTACTGCCCGAGCCGCTGACCAGCGTCTATGAGCGCCCGTGGGAGCGCGTACTGTTTCATCCCGGGCGGGACGCCAATCCCTTCTTCCATCTGATGGAGGCGTTGTGGATGCTGGACGGTGGGGAAGATATCGCCTTCGTTGCTGACTACAATAAGCGTATGAAAGAGTTTAGCGATGATGGGGTGACGCTGAACGGTGCATACGGATATCGGTGGCGCTACCACTTCGAGAAAGATCAGCTGCTGTACGTCATTGAAATGTTAAGTCGTGACCCCACGACCCGCCGCGCCGTGTTGGGTATGTGGGATCCTTTGGACGACTTGGGGAGCAGCAGCAAGGACATCCCCTGCAACACTCACATCTACTTCCGAGCACACGGGCACCTACTGGACATGACGGTGTGCTGCCGCAGCAACGATGCAGTCTGGGGCGCATACGGGGCGAACGTGGTGCATTTCAGTATCCTGCACGAAGCGGTGGCGCGGGCTGCTGGATTTTCACAGGGTAGGATGTACCAAATCAGCAACAATTTCCACATCTACGAGCGCCACTGGCCTCTACTGAACATCCCCGTGGTATTGAACGACTACTACAAGGGACAAGATATAACGCTGCCTTTGTTCACCCGGGAGCAAGACTTGGAGCCATTCCTCGTGGACTGTGAACAGCTAGTAAAGGGCGGCGACAGGTTCTTTACTCTATTCTTCCAAGGGGTAGTGGCTCCGGCCCGCGACGCCTGGGAACTCTACAAAGATGGCGACATTGACAGGGCGCTGACTACTTTGTCCGTGATGCCTGTGTGTGACTGGAAAATTGCCATGGAACAGTGGCTTATACGGAGAGCAAGATGAGCGCAAACGACAAGCAAATCGGCGGGCAGCATTATCAAACGGCTCCCATCCAGCATTGGGACATTGTGGCGATGCACAAGCTGGACTACTTTCAAGGGCAAATCATCAAGTACGTGATGCGATGGAATGCCAAGGGCGGGGTGCAGGATTTGCGGAAGGCCCAGCACTTCCTGGAGAAGTACATCGAGCTGAATGACCCGCCCATCACCAAAGTACACATTCCCAACGATAAGCCCTTGGATGGAAGTACCCTGATGCCCGTGAACTACTTTCACGTAGATGACTCCGACCCGCACACAAATCCAAAGGTGCCTTGGCCTAAACGAGTCGCTTGCACTTGCGCGCTCAACGATTCCAAGAAGCCCTGCGAACTCCACTTCAAGAAGCTGCGGGATGATGGCAGCGAGCCAGCAGGTCAGGGATACGTGAACCAAGACCGCTAAAAGAACCTACCCCATCCCATGGGACTGGGCTACAATGGGCTATGCGTTAGGGGGCCGCGCGAGGAAGCCCCGGTATCCAAAGTCGGCTTGGATGTGGTAGCCCTCCTCAAAGACCAGGGGAACCACGAGCTCCAACACTTGCCGGGGGACAAGGTGCCGATCTCCCCCAACAACAACGGAGGTTCAATGGTGATTTTACGTATCGCGAATGCACTACTCGACGATCTTACCCGGCTGGCCGTGGGCGTCATCTGGCGGGCTGCGGTGTTAGCCCTGTTCATAGCGCCGGTGTGGGGGATTTATCATGCCTTTTAGACCTATGCTGGCCGCGAAAGTTAAGCGCCTTGAAGACCTGCGCTACCCACTACTGGCCTCAGCCAAGCTGGATGGTATCCGCGCCACCATGAGCGACGGGACACTCTTCAGCCGTACCATGAAGCCTATCCCTAACCGGGCCATACAGAAGTACTTC